TATACTCACGTTCATTCGAAACTATATCAGCGGAATTAGAATCTTTACTTGGCTTACAATGCATTATTAATTTTTCATACAAATTAACTATTTTAGGATCTACACCTATTCCAAATCCAAGAGATTTAGCTTCCATTAAAGCTCTTTCAGGATCTTCTCCAAAAAATTTACATTTAATAATTGCTGATACTAATCCAGTTCTATCTTTACCGGCTGCACAATGAATAAATGTCGGACCACCTTCTAAAAATAATTTCTTAAAATCATAACTAAATAAATTTATTAAAGATGATTTAGTAAATGTAATTGGTATCATTATATGAATAATTCCCAATGATTTAGTAATTGGGTCTATTAAATCACCAGATAATTTATCTAAGCTAATAATTTTATTTATACCAAGTTTTTTCTTAAGAACAACTACATCTACAGGTGTAGGAGCGCTTCCTCGATATAAATCTTTAGCTATTTTCCTAAACCTTTGTATCATATTATAGATTCCTTACTATATTATTTATTACGTCTCGAACATATTTAGCATTATGCCCAAAAAGAACATGCTTAACGAATGTAATAGATTGTCCAATAGCAGATGATGGAGGTAAATTTTTGCTAGTAATCTCTGATGCATTTAAATTGTATATTTTATTTTTCAAACCTTCTAATGATTGTGCTCTTCTTTCAGGAGATATTCTGGTTAAAGTAAATTTTATAATATCAGAAAGATATTTACCTACTAATCTGGGATCACCTAATTCTGTTACTGCTGCATTTTTAACAATATTCATATTTAATTTAATCTTATGCTGCTTATTAAATTGAATTAATGCGTTCTGCATGGCAATAGCTTCAGGCTTTTGTAACTTATTTTTAATCGCTCTATTAAATTGATTTTGATATAATTTTAAAAATTCTTTAACACATTCTTTTGGTGCTTTTTCCCTTAATTTTCTTAATAAAGATGAATATGATAATTCTTCAATGTCAGTTAAATCTATTACAGGTATACTTTCATCTTGTATATTATTAGAATCTTCCATATGTTTAAAAAACTCTATTTGTTTAAGCCGTTTCTTTGCAGATACTTCAGACGTATATGTACCTAAATTTTTACCTTTATGAGACATAACTCTGTATTTGCCATTTGGTAATTTTTTTATTACAGCTACTTTAATTAAACTAATTAAACAATTTCGTTTATAATCATCAGCTAATTTTAAAATATTATCATAACTCATATTATTTTGTTTTTGTAATTAAATTTTTAACTTCAGTTGCTTCGCGACTTCTTAAAAAAATGTCATCAAGAATACCATTACCATCAACTTCACAAAATCCTCTAATAGATCTTTCACTAATGAATATTTGCTTACCAATTTTACTGGCTTTAGTACGTCTATCAATATATGCACCTTCCATTACCAAACATTCTTTATAAGCAGCAATGACTCTACCAGAAAATACAGCAGCATATGGTGTCGATACTTGTTCTGTACTTATATCTTCATATGAATCTCCAAGATATACTTCAACAAATTTATCTTTAAATAATGTATATAAAAATTCAGCAATAGTAGAATGGCTACCTTTACTTTCATTTTCTATATTCATTTTAGTAATTACATCATCTAATTCTTTTTGTGGTATCATTATTATTCTCCATTTAAATATAAATCTTTAACTTCTGTTGCTTCTCGGCTTCTTAGAAAAATATCTTCAAGGATACCATTACCATCTATTTCACAAAAACCTTTAATAGCTCTTTCACTAATGAAAATTTGTTTTCCAACTTTCCATTTATTTGCAGCTCTATCAATATAAGAACCTTCAAGAACTAAACATTCTCGATAAGCTGCAATTAATCTACCAGAAAATACAGCCGCATATGTATTTGATACTTGTTCCGTACTCACTTTTTCATATATGTCACCAATATAAACTTCTATAAATTTACCTTTGAACAATTTATATAAAAATTCAGCTACAGTAGCTTTTCTAGTAACATTTAAATCTTTAATTACATTATCTATTTCTACTTGTGATATCATAATTAAACCTCATGCAAATTTAAGTAAAAATTTTCTATAGTTACTAAGAGCCGATTTTATCGTTAATCCTGAATAAGATGATATTTTATTCATAACTACATTTGTATTGATATCAATACCTCCTATTTTAGAAGTAGCATTCTTAAATTCATTCGCAATAGAATTTGTTAATTGTTTAATTACTTCATAACATATTTTTTGTGGACCTTGTATATTACATTGAATTTCAATATTATTATTCTGTTCATGAATATATGATTTTGCTAACAATTCTTCATCTAACGCAGAACATAATATACGACTAAATTCAATAGCATCTACTTTATCATTTGCATAAACTTCAATTACTAAATTATTTGTAGGCAAAAGATTTTTATATAATTCCTTATATTGTCTTTCAGAAGCTCTAATATCTTGCAATAAAGAATCAACCATGTTTTCAATTTGTGTAGGTGATTCATTAACTGAAACTTGACCTATATTAGGTTGCTGCAAAAAACTCATATTATCTCCCATTTCATTATTTTGCTCGATATATTGCCTAACTAATTCATTATATTTAGAATCTTGAGAATTAATATTTGAATTTGTTGTAGAAGTATCTCCGCTACTATAGCCTGTATGAGCTTTTAAATTAGATAATTGTGTTAAATAATTTTTGCCATTTGCCACCTGTGCTAATTTATTAGTTAAATCACTATAAGTTATTTGATGATCATGATTAAAATCTAATCCAGAATTTCGTTTATATATTTTCTTTTCATAATCTATAGAAATATGAGGAGTATGTGGCTCTGTGGGATTTTTAGCAGCAATTATTGCATTAGGATCTTCATTAATAATATCTTGCCTTGTTAAACAGGCTGGAACAAAATTAGAAACATAATATTGAGTTACTGATTTGAATGGCTTACCTCCATTAAAAGCCTTCATATTTCTTTGTATTAATCGCTCTATATATATAAGCTGCTCTTCAGCAGGAGCTTTTCTAAAATCATCTTCTGTTCCACTAAAACCTAAACTAGATAAATATTTTGGTAAAATTTGAACTAAACCTACAGCAGAACCTGGCTTACCTACACTAGGATTAAATCCAGATTCTAAACCCATAACATTTAAAATACTTTCAGGTGGTAATCCAACAGATGCTGATACTTCAAGTAATTTTTTATAAAAATTTGGACCAAGATCACTCATTTTACACCTTAATAGAGTTCACTATATTAATTAATTTATCATATGTATCAGGATCTGATATTTGAATACCTTGTGCATACTTTAAAATAAACTTTGATAATATTATGGGGTGTTCATTAGATAGTGCCTCCAATGAATTTATAAATTTATAATGCTCGCGTTTTACCATCATATCAAAAGCTGGTAATTCATCTGGTTTAGCTTCTGCAGCCGCAGCTTCTGCTGCAGCTTTTGCTCTTGCTGCTCTTAATGCTGCCAAATCACGTTTTTGTTTTTCCTCAAATGGACTTGGTGCAGAAGTAATAGCTGCCACTCTTTCTGCTTCTAATCTAGCTGCTTCTAATTGCTCTGGAGTTCTCGTCTCAATATGTATTGGCTTTTGTTGAGCTTGTTGTGCTCGTTGCAAAGCACCTGAACCTAATTGAGTTGCTTGAGGACCAGGTTGATTTACCTTACCTTTTCTTTTAGGTGCTGGAGGAACAATATCTTCTAATACTTGTTGTGGTGTAGTTTGCTGTGGAACAGTTGGCTGAAGTGCTAATTGAATTGGATCGGAAGATATTGCTTGTTGTTGAACTGCCTCTAATGGAACTGTAACTGGTAATGTAGCTGGTAATGTACTACTAATAGCTTCTGGTGATACTACTGGCTCACTTTTTGGATTACCAATATCTTGACTACCAATTTCCGTTGGAGTATCTACTGATTTAGTTGGAGATAATAATTCTTGTGATTCTAAAAACTTTTTTACTTGTGTATCATAATATGATTTAAAAGATTCATCATAAGTTTTATATGCTACTACAATTCTATGTGCATGTTTTACATAATCATCTACTTTTCTAGTAGCTCTAGCAGTTGCCATAGTTTTTAAAACACTTATAATACCAGATAATAATTTTTCAGATTGATCTATTAATCTTAATGTTGCTGATTTTAATTCCTTAACACGACCAGGATATCTCTTTTCCCATGCAGATAATGCTCTACCTCGTTCTGTACCTATATTTTTAAAGAAATCTATAATTCCTGCATTTATAATAATAATACTTGTATTATCATTTGCCTTTTTTGCAGGTGAAGGTGTAAACCTTTGTTTTAAATCATGTAAATATTCTGCATATTCTCTGTTATATCCTGCAGATTCTGGACTCAATTCATCAAACAAAAATCTATGATGCACTCTATCTAAATTAGAATCAAAGTTTTTTATTCTTAATACTATATCATAAACTCTTTTATGAAACCTTCCAAGATCAGCTACACATTTCATATACTCTTTTGTATTAAAATTACTTCTGGCTGATTTTAATATATCCTTCAAAGAAAGTTTATCTGCAGGTATATAATCACCTATTTGTTCACCAGATACAATTGCACGAATAGGATCATCAGTTTCTGATCTTAATTTATCCATAATATCTTTAAATTCAGGATCAAAAAAATTCTCTGTAGCTATGCCACCAATATTCGTTTTTTCACGTAATTTATTTAAAAGACTTCTTTTTTGTGCCGTTTTTTGCATAGAGATACCTTTATTTATGTTCAACCGTAAATAATACAATATTATACATAAATCGCGTGTTTCAAATTATAATAGGATTATTTTGTAGGACTAGGTGGAGATGGAGGAGGAGGAGGAGGTGGTGGTGGTGTGCCTGGAGGTCCACTCATTGGAGGTGGAGGCGGAGGTAAACTACCCATATCTAATCCAGGTAATCCACCTGATTCACCCGGTAAAGGTTGTTCACTACCTGGTGTTGGTGTAGCTCCTGGTGATCCTGGCTGTACTTCTGGTTCAGGTATCTCATCCTCTTCATCTAATGCTCTTAAGGCGTTAAGATTCATTGCTTGTAAAGCTACTTTTTCTTTAGCAAAAATTTCTAATTGAACTGCTTCTTTACGCATTTTCCTAGCTTCATCTTCATACTCTAATCCCATAGAACGATATAATGTATGTAATGAAGCTCGCTTTTGAGATCCTTCACCTTGTGTTAATGTAACAAGATTATTAATATAATCTCCTGCATCAAACAATGACATGTGATTCCAATCAATATCTGGAACTATTAATTGCTTTTCACCACCAGAATAATCATAAAATCCCTGAATCTTTGATATCGGTGCAAAAATCTTTCTCTTAAGCCATATTGACATCATATTTCTAAATTGCATATAACGCTGTCGTAAAACATCCAATGCCACGCCACCATTAGAATACGTAGTGTCTGCCCCACCATCCATCAATACTGGTGGAACTTGTAATCCAACATAAATTTCTTTTATTATTTGCGTAATATCGCCAGATATATCATAAATACCTTGATTATATCCAACTCTTTCCACTGCAACGCCTTCATGAGTAAATATCTTAAAATCTTTATCATACTGTGCACTATTCGATTGGATTGTAATTTTACCATTTCGACGTGTAATAAAAAGACCAGTTGGAACTTCAAAACACCATACTTTGCCTTTATATTTTTCTATATTTAATATATTATGTTTTTCTTTAGTCTGACTATTTCGTGAAGTTTTATAGATTATTGGAAAATGTCCAACATTAGTTTCAGACCACAATACATTATATATTGGCTTTCTAATTTGATTCTTATCTACTAATGGTCTCATATCATTTTTAACAAATACAGTAGGAACATATCCACATTTATATGCAATCTCATATACATCATCAGCTAATTGTTTTGAAGTAGTATAATAAGCAAACCTATGACTTGTTTTATTAGGATTAATATAAGTCGATCCATCTCCAGCAAGTAACGCATTTAATAAAATTTTCAATAATCTTGTATTAAGATTTAATATCCATCTTGGAATACATTTATTATAAGATTTTACCCCTCCATCTTTATCTTGGACTTCATTTTTAAAATGATCATAAATAGCTTTTCCATTAAATGTGCCAGTCCATATATCTTGACAATTTTCTGTATATTCACTACGTTTTTCAATTCTACTACAATATGATTTATCTAAACATAATGATAATCTATCAAAGCAAGTTTTCATTTGTTCATAATATTTAGTTACTGTTTGTGAAACATTAATTAAATATGTACTATTATGATTTGTATATAAACAACCTTCACTTAATAAATAACCTAAAAACTCTAAATATAATTCTATTGGAACATTCTTTCCACATATATCTATTTCCTTTAAGTCAACACCTTCCCAATTTATTTGTGAACGGAATTTAATTGTATCATTTAAAATAATATCTTTCGCTTCAACTTTCTTCCATTTATCATAATAAGTTTTTCTTAAACTACGATGACCATTATATTCATATTTCTTTTCAGAAATCCACATTTTATGATTTGGAGTAACTTTAATATCAACTTTTTCATTGGCAAAATGATGCATATCGCCATCATAATTATATAAACTTGCATTTAACGGAGCATGATATTCCAACTGATCATTTTCGGGATTAAAACAGGCAATTTTAATATTATTTTTTGGAATAATATTAGATAATTGACCATCATTTTCAGTATAATCAATAACATCATTAAAATTTTTAAAGCCCTGATCAGTTAGCACTTCAGTTTCTTCATCATGGCATTCAAAAACATTTCTCCACGCTTCTAAATCTGCAAATGTTGGTTTAAAATCAGCTGAGCCGATTTTCACTAACGTCAGTGGATTAATCATATTATCTGCTTGAGCATATTTACTATTTCCTTGAATAGTCATCTTACCATTTCGACGAGTAATAAATAAGCCTGTAGGAACTTCAAAACACCAAACGACGCCATCATAATCAACTTCCTGTATTTTTTCAGGATAAGAATTATTAGGAGTTAATATAGGATAATTACCATCTTGAGCATTAGACCAGGAAACGCAATATTCCACATTATTTGATTTTAATTGTTTTGTACTTATTGATGGAGCATATCCACATTTAAAAGCTATTTCTTGAACATCATCAGCTAATTGTGGTGAAATTGTATAATATTTCCAAGCTAACGAATTTTTATTATCAATATGACTACCATCTCCTAAAACCAAGGTATTTAGAAAACCTTTTAATAGAGAAGTATCTAAAGATTTTACCCAATCAGGTATTTTTTTATATTTAGAAGTAGAATTATTTTCTACGCCTATTTGATCAATAAAATAATTCATAATTCTTTTAGAATTAATTCGGAGATTAACTCTATCTGATGGTTGTTTTTTAAATCCTGATTTAACGAAATCTTTTGTGGCAACTTTTCTTTCATACACTGATTCGTTAACACATTGTGAAAATGCATAAAATGTTTCTTTGATATCATTAATACAATCAGAATCTTCTTTTTGGCAGATATCTATATAATTTTGACCTAAATAACCTTCAGAAATTATATAAGCTAAAGTTTTCAAATATAAATTAACAGGTATAGTTTTATCTAAAACATTTACAGAGTCTATAATATTACCTTTCCAATTTGTAATTCCTTGGAATCTATATGTAGATGTTTTTGAAATATCTTGAGCTTTAACTTTATGAAAATCTGACCAATCATTAGTTCCATTTATTTGAGTTTTCTTTTGAACCCACATTTTATGGTTTGGAGTAACTTGAATATCAAAATTTCTTGATTTAAAATTAATCATTTCTCCAGTATATTTTGACATATGCAATTCTACTGGTTTATGATATTCAATAAGATTTGTTTTTGAATTAACACACGCGACCTTAAAATCTTCCTTCATAGTTAAAATAGAAGATATTTGCCCATTTTCATCTAATCCGACACCATTGACATAGTTATTTTTTTTATCTAAAGCGGAGATAAATTTAAATCCATTATGAGTAAGAACTTCAGTCGATTCATCAAATGATCCTTGCCCTTGAATAGTAATTTTACCATTTCTTCTAAGAATCACTAATCCTGTAGGGCTATTAATAGAATAAAGTTTACCTATATAATTAATAGAATTACAGAATGCTCCGCCACCATTATTTGTATTTGGTTTAGCATAAGACATTACATTAGGTTGATTACCATACTGAGTATCTGACCACATAACGATGTATTCAGTTACCACTCTATCATCTAATTTTTTAGCAACACTAACACAAATATTAGGAACATATCCTAATTTATAAACTAATTCATACACATCATCCGCTAATTGTTTAGATACAGTAGAATACTTGTAATTTTTGCTTCCTGAACCATATTTACTAATTCCTTCTGTACCATCTCCTTTTATTAAAGATTCTAATAAAATAAATAATGATTTTTTATCTAATCTAAGAGCCCATCTTGGAATTCGTTTAAAATGGGACGTAGTTTTTCCATCTATACCGATTTGATCAGTAAAATATTGAACTATATCTTTACCATGGATAGATACACTCCACATTTCTTTTGGAGAATTTTCTGAATATCCAGTACCTTTTGTTCTAATAGAATGATTAGCATTTTTATTTAATAAAGAAGCAAATTCATCAAATGATTTTCTCATATCATCATAACAATCGCTTGTAGTTAATTGATTTACAGATATTAACGCATCATATCTATTATCCTCATAATTACTATAAATACATCCTTCAGATATTAAATATCCTAATACTTTCAAATATAATTCTATTGGAATATCTACATTATTAACTTTAATAGTTTTTAGAATGTTATCGGTTACATATTCTATATTAGATACAAATTTATAATTCTTTTTATTTTCTAATAAAGATTTTGATGGTTTAAAATTAAAATCTGACCATTTACCATTAGTTTTTTCTTTTACCCACAAATTTGAATCAAAAGAAGTGACACAATCGACTTTCTTACCTTTAATTTGCATTAAATCGCCATCAAAGTTTGACGAAGTAATTTTTGGAGTATGGAATTCTAATTTATATGAATCAGGATCTACACAGGCAATTTCCTCAAATACATCTTGTTTTACATCAACTGATTCTGTCAACAAATCATTTATTTTTTTAAATCCTTTGTCTGTGAGAACTTCAGTATCAAGATCGTAACATTCCCTAAGCTTATCAAAAAGCATAAGTTGTCGGAAAATGCAAACAGGTAATCCCGTACCCCTTATTTCATAAGGACTTATTCTTCTCGCTAAATGAGATACGTGGAAATTATCTAAAGGAATATTTTCTCCATGTTTAACAGATTCAAGTATATGTTGGTTTAATTGTTTTCTTTGTTCAATATCAGATGGTTTATTAGAAAATACTATTTTCTTTAAATTTTCATCTGGACGTAACATTATAATTGGTTCATTAGCAACTACTGTTCTTTTAACCATCATATAATCAGGATTTTGAATTAATAATCTATTCCATTTACCTTTACTTTCATCTAATTCAGCATAAACAAAAGATTCGCCTAATAACCAATATTCTTGTGCAATCTGAACACAAATATTCATTAAATCTATTTCTTCAATCATATCATTGAAGAATTTTTCAATATCTTTATTTGGACATTTTATATTTAATTTACTAATTGGATAAGTGCTGTGTAAATTAATAGCATTTTGTACAAATGGGTTTAAAGCATAAAAACTGCGACACCAAGCATTTATTGTTGGACGATCTCTTGGTAAATTAAGATTACTATTTAGCCATAATGGAGAATATACCTCTGGTGTTTGTTTTACAACATCACCATTACCACCACGATAATTACTTCCCCCACTAACAACTTGTGCTTGTTTAACTACACCAACAGATGAAGATACTACAGCATTAGATGTAATTCCTTCTTCATTTATAGATGGTCCAGATCCATCTCTAAACATACCTTGTTTTACTTCATCAGTTAATAACTCTCTTCTAAATTGTGAAACACTTTTAGCCATCAATGCACTTACTTGCGGAACTCCTTCTGACATATGCACACTACTTTTTGCTATACCAGGTGCTCGTAAAGAACTATCTACTTGTGAAATAGCTCCTCTTTTTTCCAAGAACTGCTCAGATTTAGATTTTTTAAAATTAGACATGAATCCTCATTATCTTCACTATACCACTACTATACGTAATAAATAATATAACATGTGTTAAAATCTTCTAGGTACAAATCCAGTTAATATTAATGGTTTATTTTGATCTTTGAAATTATGTTGTTGCACAAGTGGATTATTATTTGTAAATCCAGATGTAACAAGAAACTTATAAGCCAAATAAGCATTCAATAATGCCATAAATCCATCGTTTGGTGTACTTCCTTTTATATAATGAATTACAGGATCAGATCCTGTTTTTGATATAGAGGGTTTAACTTCCATACTGGCACAATGATCAATTAACCAAGCTATCTTTTCATAATCTCCATATGGAAATCTAATTTGTCCCTTTTTCATCTGTCCATAAAGTTCTCCAATATAAAAATCTCTTTCAAAAGAAATCTCTTTTGGAAACGCATCTTTCAAATAATTAACATAATTATTAACTTTACCTCTAGCACGAGATACTATGTATCTGTCTCCATAAATTGTATGTAAAGTTTCAGAAATATCTTGCGAGAATCCAATGTCACCAACAGCTAATTGAATACTATATTGTCTCATTATCTGATCGATAATTCCTTTTTTACTTTCCAAATCATTTCGTTTAAATTTAGTAGCAAATTCAATAGATAATAATCCTGGTCCTTTAGCA